ACGCTCACAGAACCCTGGAAAACTTTCGTTAACTTGATCAGCAATAGCATCATATAGTTGTACGCAGATATCTTTAGACCATTCCATACGGCCCGCCTCTACATCGTCTTTGACCACTGGCCACATACTAAAGTAACAGGAGTCTGTATCACCATAGATAATAGCCCGACCTACATGATCATACTCACCAGTGATGCACTCATTGATATAAGCATCCATGTGTTTGGCGATTGTACGACCTGTAAGAGTAGTCGACTGCCCAATCCTTTTATCAAAAAAGCGGCAACCAGGGTTAAGAATAGCCCCGTATAAGCTGTTGAGGTTAATCTTTTTAACCAATTGACGTTTATCCCAGAATGCAATTTCATCACCTGTTGCTTCCTTTTTCTTGGCCTGCATTTCTTTACGTTCAGCATACCATCGTTCTAGTAAGCCTGGAATAACACCCTTGCGATCGTTACTAAAGATAGTACCGTTAGCACTTAGAATCCAGTTCTTACCACTGTCAAAGATCAATCGCCAAACGTCTGCGGCACTTAGGACGTCATTGCCACCGTTAACCCAATCAATGGTAATCTCTGTACCAGCTTTACTATCCATGACTGCGGTATATTCTAAGCTACCAAATAAACCCTCCCATGCATCAGCAAACGAGGAACCTTTTTCTATTTTTTCTTTAATGTAATGGTCAGTCATAATAGGACGCAGTTGTCCTACAATAGTTTCTGGGCCCATGTTAAGTGCGCGAATAGCACTTGGATATAGTGAGTTAATATCTACCGCGCCAATGTAGTCATGCATACCTGCTTTTGGAGTTGCTACATACGCACCTGCGGCCTGTGTATTTTCCTGCTCATCTCTGTTACGATTTGGTACAACCATGCCAAGTTGATGTGCTTCGTTGATAATAGCCTGTTCTGTTACAGCCACGGCGCCCATTGTTGTTTGTAGCAATACTGTGTTATCATGCGCAAGTTCGTTGGCTAGGTCTAGGAAACGCAATTTCTTATCTAATTTACCTAGCAACATGGTATCTTGTCTGTTATACTCGATAAACTTAGGAAAGTCCTTGTTGTATAATTGGTCTAACGTACCTTCGTACTGTGTTTTACGTTCATCTAACTCGTATTCACCAATGGCATCCAAGCTATAACTGTGACGCTCTTCATATGTGTACTTACGATATAATTGCATATAGTCTAGATGCACACGACCAATAAGATCAAAGGTGATGTTAGTAGCACCAAAGCGTTCAAAGTCGCGTTGTTTAGGATATTGACCCCATAAGCACATGCGACGTGTGTCGTCTTTGCTCAAAACACGTACAATACGTCCAATGGTATAAGGGATATCATAGCCCTCACTGTTCCACCCACTTAAGATGTCTGCATCATCAATTAGGTTAAGGAAGGTGTCTAGCATATCTTGTTCACGATCAAACAAGAAACAATTTTCATATTGATCACAGATCTCTTGTGCGGTATCCCAGCTGTATGTTTTAGGTGGAACCACAAGTGTGACTAACTTGTCTAGCCAATCTAAGTAAACTGATATAGCAGTGATGCTATTAAATGGATCGTTAGTTGGAGCATACCCACGCTCGGGGTCAAAGTTTACCTCAATATCGAAGAACGCTGTTTGTAGTTTAGGAGCAGGTTGCCCCAGATAGTTTTCTTCAAAGCAACGGAACACGGGATTGATATCGCTTTCCCATATTTTCTTGCCGCCATTGATGCGTACTTCTTTATGGAACTCTTTGCCTACTTTGGTACTAAAGCGGCTTACTGGTGTGTCGTAGATTGTACGGAATTTACCTTTTGGATCGTCATAGTAAAATACATAATTTGCTGGATATTCTCTATACTCTCTTTGGCCGTTGTTGCGTTCAACAACGTAGATACGATCTTTTGCCCTGTCAAATAATGCATCCACATACGACATAAAACTTACTCCAATCTACATGTACGTAAGTGTACGACTCTTTTATTATAACACTAAAATCCTATAAAATCCTATCAAATCGATAAGAAATAGGGTCAAACTTGACATTAATAAGCCAAAACTGCCACGACTAATTGCTGAGAAGATACTTATACTTAACGCTACAAAAATAACAGGATACACATACAACCAATTGGTATATGGAACGGTTAGGCTAACTGATGTAGCAATGACCACGTTCAATACCCAATTGATTGTTTCTAAGGTTAATCTTACAGGATGTGCATGCCAGTCAGCTTTGATAAACTTAACAGTCTTATGCCAGTTAGCTTTCAATTAAAGTGTGCGGCCAACAGTTTCTAAGATATCTGTAAGCTCTTCATGGTCAGCGTTAGTATCACCAAATTTAGCTTTTTGTGCAATCTTAATAGCCTTCTTTAGTATAGCTGGTTTAATTTCTAATTCTTCTGCTACAGCTTTGATAGTATCGCTAAGTCCTGCATTTAAATCTTCAACTTCTTGCAAGACTTGAATACCTTCTGTGACTATTTGTGTTAGTTTAGCTTTTTGTTCGCTGGAAAACATACGTGATGACATTGATAATTCCTTTGTTAAAAATATATTATATACTTAATAATTATCAATGTCTAGCGGATTGGTTAATTTATTTTACAGCAACTTAGTACACGAGTCGCAGTGGTGAATTCGTAGGCTAAATCATCATATAGCTCTTCTGGTGGACGTTCTGCATACGCACGATTCATGTAGGCCATTTGTCCCATATCAGCATAATAGCTTTTACTAGGCCATTTATGACTACCCCAACCCATGCTGTTAATCAGCAGGCATTCATCACCTACTGATTTAAACATATCTTTGCGAGTTGATACCGGCATAGAGGTAGCACTGAGTAATCTAATTCCTACAGGCACAGTGTTGACCTGTGGTTTGTCCATATAGTAGGCAAATAAATGTACTAGGTATGCTTCTATTTCGTGTGGTAAATTGACAGTAAGTTGATCTTCGGCTCGTTTAATAAGTTCATATGATTCTTTAACATAGGCTTCCCAGTTACTCATACCTATCCCTCTAGTAATAAAGTATTTAACTCTGGCCAAAGATTTTCAAATGTGTGTACTGATGGTAATAGTTGTTCCATTTTTGCAGTCCACATTAAAAAATGCTGTGCCCTATTGTGTATTGCGTCTGAAGAAATTAAACTTTGTTTAATATTATTAAAAAACAATTGTGATCGACGATCAACATTAGATAAACTGTTTATATGCGCTCGAGCTAGCGATTTTATATTATCATTATGTGCAAAAATACTAAACCCACCTAGCAATTCTGGATAACGTTCGTCTTCGTTGGCTAATTGCCATCGTACCTCTACACCCAATTGCTGACTAAAGTCTATTAGCTCTTGAATATCTACTGCATTCCATATACTATAAACAGGATGTAACACAATGCGCCCTAGACCAAAGTCTTGTTTTAATCTTTCAATATTAGATAACAATAAATCCCAACTACTGCCGTAGCGCACATATTCAAACTTATCACCTATATTGTCAAAACTTAAATTCCATATTATATTAGAAAAGTTACGTAGTTTTTGATAGACACGATTAGTATCCAAATTAACATTAAGATTGGTAATAATGTCAATGTGTGTGTTTGGTCCTAGACAGTCTAGTAGTTCTTCGTTGTATTTTTGTAGTAAGGGTTCGCCACCTAGTAGATATACTACTTGTATACTATCACGATTTTTTTGCACAAGATCAAACACACCTTGAGCATAATCTCTGCTGATGCTTTCTAATGGTATACCACGTAACTTTGCCCACTCGCTGCTATCACTAGCATTACAGTAACGGCAGGTTAGGTTACATAGGTTACTCCAGCGTATGTCTAATTGTTTTAACTGTTGATAACCTGGGCTAGGAAAGTGTTGATTAAATGTAGCACGCTGACTACTATTGGGTACTAGACTATCGTTAAGATTACAATTTGTGCAGTAATCTGATTTGCCTTCTATTATAGAAGTTCTAACTGAGGTATAGATATCACTTGATAATATGAGATCGATTGGGGTAGTACGTAGGCTACCTAACGGGTATGCACCAGGGCAACAAGGTTTAACTTGTCCATCTGTGGTAATTTGAAGTGCGGTGTCTATTGCGCTACAGGATAACATTTACAGCCTGTGATTAACAACGTCCCAGTTAATGATCTTCCAAATATTTTTTAAGTATTTAGATTTGTCAGTGCCGTAGTCTAGAGCCCAAGCATGTTCCCACCAGTCTATTAGTAGTGCTATGTCTGTGCGTTTTTGATGATTGGGTATAGTTTTAATAGTGCCGTTTTTACTAAGGTAAATCCAATTGCTGCCTTGTAGTTTCATAGCCTTTTCTGCAAGTTCTTCTTTAAACTTATCAAAAGTTTTAAACTTACGTTCTATTAGACTTTTTACTGCACCGGTTGGCAGGTTACTTGAACGCGGCACACGTAGTTGCGGAAAGAATAAATTGTGTAGGTAAGCACCAGCAGCATTAAAGGTTTTATCACCTTCGCCTTTATTGTAGCGATCTACATAACCTTTGGCTAGTTTACCGTAATGATTATCTATATTTGATTTGCTTAGTACAGGTGCAAGAGCTGTTCTAGCGTAAGGTAACTTAGCTAGTTCTAATTTCTCTTTACTTTCTGTTAGGAACTCAACAGCTCTCATATTAGTTTGCCTTTTTACCTTTGTCTTTTTCTGTAATAGGACCGCCGGTAACCCAGGCAGAACAACTACGTTCTCCAGCACATTTAAAGTGCAGGAAGTTACAATAGCCCAAGTCACTTAGATTGATAGTGGCGGCAGCATCTATATGTTTTTCGTCGCCTTGTATACCTTTAACAATACAATCTCGCATACTATCGCTAACATCAAAAGCTGCACAGTTACCACATAACATAGTCTTGGCAGTGGCTTCCTTAACGTTGAATACCTTAGCGGATTCTTTCCAATAGTTTTCTGGCTTGTTAGGATTAGCAGGACCATAATGATACTCATCAATCGCGTGTTGTCTATTTTTCAAATTGACATGGATATCTGCAGTTGCCACAGGGCAACCACGACTCACTGCTTCTATTAGAGTAATTAGTTCTCTCATTAACTTTAACAATTCCAGCGACGACGTGCTTTACATATTGCTTTATCTGGAGTCTTAGCGCAGCTAATATTGTGCATATTCATTTGGCCTTTGCTACGACTACAGTAGCTCTTGCGACGTTTGCTAGCTTTACTACCTTTTTTCAACTTACTAGGTTTAGTAGTCACTGCTGTTTTTAGTTTGCTACCTGGATTCTCACGACGATAAGATGCTACTGCTTTCTTACTCATGCCGTCTGTTTTGTCTTTCTTATTGACTTTTTGCCAATCTTCCATAACAGGCGTTGTTACTGCAAACACGTATAGTTCATCTTCTGTAAGTGATTCTAAATCTTCCCAAATAACTTCAGCATCAACTTGGTTACGCACTGCTAGCGATTCGATAACAGATTCAATCATGTCAAACTCTTCGTCTACTTGTGGATCGATACCTGTAGATTTTTGACTAACTACATAGTCTTTAACAGCAACTAACATGCTCTTGACCACTGCTAGTTTTTCCTGTGCCCATTCGGCCATGTTATCATCTTGACCAAGTACTTGATCTAATTCTTCAGCGGCACGTTTAATTGTTTCTAAATTACTATCAATCATACCAGCTTCATCATCGTACTCAGCATTAAATTCTTCGCTGACTTTAACACAGTTGTTTACACGTACATCGCCCTTCATCTTAGTGCCTTGCTTGCGATAACCCTTCCAGCACTTAGGATCTAAACGTTGACTTGCTTCATCTATGCTTTCATCGTATTTGTTGTGTTTATCACGAATAGCATCTAGTTTCTTTTCGCTAGCGCCTTCACGACCAGCTTTAGCTAATGCTTCCATACCTTCTTTGCCGTACTTTTCGTGGCCCTTAGCCGCACGACTCATATTAGCTTCATTTAAAAATTCACTTGATTTCATTTGTTTTTCCCTCTACGCATATTTATCTGCCAGCGAGCTAGCTGCCCTTTTCGTCCTGGTGCTTTAGCTGCTTTTTCTAATTGGGCCATAGTAGCACCTTTTGGAATACCATGACGTTGACTATCACCAGGACGACCCGGTCCCTTGCCATCTGCAAAGTTTTCATTGGCTTTCTTACGACCAGCACAATGAGCCTTTTGACTAAACCCTTTCGGGTTACTACAGTTGATACTCTTTTTGTATTTGTTGCTCCACTCTTCAGCAACGTCAGACTCGCGAGTAATACTTTCGCCGCCGCCACCATCTCCACCGCTGTTACTATCGTTATCGCCCCAATAGTATCCGTAATAACCGCCAACCCCCATAGGTTTACTTTTCTTTTTCTTTTTACGTTTACGCTTTTCGTCGATCTGACTAGGAACTTCAATAGCTGGTAATGATAGATAACTAGGATATTTTTTAGCAAATACTCGCATGATAACGCCAGCTTTGGCGTTGGCTTCATCTTCAATAGGACTACCTGTACGACCACTAGTTGCATCTAATTCATCACGTTGCCCTTGTGTATAGTGTACCATTTCGTGTGCTAAGGTGCGTAAGATATCTATTGGATTGCGATTGTTTACTACTACTTCGATAGCTCGATCGTCAACAGAGTAGCGACCGAACGCTGGTTGATCACCGCCGTTAATCGCTTTAACTAATTTAATTTTAGGAATGTGATTTAATTTTAAATATTTGATTGCCAATGGCAAGAAGTCACGCAAGGCATCAATTAGCGATGGTTTATTAGGACCGTTAGGGTCAAACATTTCAAATAAATTCATTACGCCAATCCTGCTAGTCTGCGTAATTCTTTAATGCTTTCGTTTGTTGCTGTTGGTAGTGCTCTAACTGTTAACGCACCATTTTCTAAGCCTAGGTCTTGTTCTAACTCACGTGCTTTACGATGGGCATAAACCATATCGGCACCTTGAATTCTTGATACTATTGAGCCATCATCTCTTACAACTTCAAAATCTGTAGCAGTGGTCTGTGGCACTGCGGGTTCCAATGGTAATTCCTGTTGTGCAGGGCCAATTCTGCGATACTCGTGATGGAAATCGTAATCTGATTCGTAATTCTGTTCAAATTCACTGAACTTTCTATTTGCGTCTGTTTCGTTGTCGGCGTGGAATTGGTGTACTACTACTCCGCTGTCTGGCGCATATATCTCATAATTAGGTACTGGAGTTGCACCTTGTTCGCTAGCATCACGCTCACTGCTGATACCACGACGACGTAGTTCACGTTTAATAATAACTCTAAAGTAAGCAGTCTGTTGATCATTTAATACTGCGGTTGTGCTAACATTGCGCAATACGTTGATTAGATCCATGTCACTCTTATCTGCTACATTGTCTAACCAATCACGATGTGCTGTAGGTAAACTATCACGCACTGCGTTTTCAGCTGACCCAGCGGCTGAAGCTGTGGCATTGTTGCCACTGCGGCGCTGTAGTTCTTGGTTAACTGTATTAACAATAAAGTCTATTTGGCCTGGCTCTAAATTAGTAAAGTGGGCATTAACACCGTGGACCATATTATCAAGTATACGCTGTAGATTGCCGTCTGTTTTGTTACGGATATCCTGTAGCCAATCTTGCCAGACATTTGATAAACTGTCAAACACTTCTCTGCTGGTTGTCGGTGCGGTACCTGCGTTCATTCTATCTGCCGCAGCCTGCGCATCTGCGAAACTAGTGTACGTGCCTGCGCTTGACGCAGTTTCGGCTGGTGTTGCTCTATAATATCTAGTATCAACATTATTAACACTACCGTATACGTGTAATGCTTCATCACTGGTTCTTGCGTTGACAGTGCCAGCGGGTTCACCTAGACCATTTATAATATTCCACGTTACCTCCGGACGACCAGCATCTTGTGTAGTAGCAATGGCTTCTAAATCGTGTAGGCCCACTGATATCCGTTGCTCTCGCATGAATATATCTGCGGCTTTAAGTTTAGCCTGACGTGGACTATCAGCATCGACAAATACTGGGTCTTGATCTACATGTCTACCACGAGCAAAGTAAACCTTCCAGCGTGTTTCATTGCCATCAACTACACCTTGATCCATTCTATTGCGTAGTTCGTTGTCAATTTGTTTAACTATCCAGCCACTGGCATCTGCATCTAGATTCTCACCACCACCCCTAGTCATTCGTTCTCTAACTGAATTTATTGTATCTACAGTAACCGTAGGTAGGGTATCTGCTATCCAATCAATCCAACTAAGTGGTACTGAAGCTGGTGCTGTGTTGCTATCTTGTGGTTTCTCCATGAGTTCAGCTTTGAGTCGACTAATACTATCTTCACGACTCATGCCCATTTGTTTGCCACCTTTGATGATGGCTTCTGTACTACTGGTAGCAAACACCATTTGTTTACCACCACTACCGTCTTTGTTCATAACCCAGTACTGTTGTTCTTCGCCTTTCTTCTCTTTACGAGCTGTTTGTGCTTGACGAACATTACTTACTAATTCTGATTTGTTGATCTGTCCTAGAGCATAGCGACTGAATAGGGCTACTGAATTGTTAGGGTCAGTCCACTCACCTTCCGGGCTGATAAGTTTGTAAAGTTTCTTAGCGTATTCTTGTTTGTAAGCGGTATCATCTGTAGCAATACGCAAGGCCTGTGCAGCACGTAGAGCAGTATTGAGCAGTTTAGGAATATCTTCATCTAAATAGTCGCCACCCGGACCACGGAACTCTACGTAGTTGTCTTTGGTGTTGATTGAGGTATATTTTTGTGTAACACCACTGTGTACTAGTTTACTAGCAGCCGCACCTAGGTGTTCTTTCATTTTAGCCAATAATGCTGTGGCATTTTCTGGATTGGCTTGAATCTTTTCTCTGACAATGGCCATGGCACTTTTGGCATAGCTATTATAAGCACGACCAAACTCTTGAAGTACGTACTCGTCACCTAGGAATAATGCTAGTTTAACATAGTCTAGATTATCAGTGGTCATGTTAGGCACACTAATGTTCATGTGCAGGCCGGTTGACTTATTAGTATAACAACCTGTTTTCTTGGCCCAGGCCTGTACCTTTTTAATCATTTCTAAGCCATCTTTTAGTGGCATAGCTGGACTAATAAACTCTAAGCCTGCATCACCTTGGTTAGCATCAATTGAACCATCCGGCTCAATAATAAAGTAACCTTGTTCTTGTTGTTGACTACGACTACCACTGTGATAGTTGGTATAACCTTTTGCTTCATATCCTGTGCTTGATTCAAAGTTATTAGCTACATCATCTACGTCTGCGTCACCACCGTAGTTGCCTTCGTTAGAGTCATACATGTGTGGCCAATCAAAGCCCCATTGACGTTCAGCGTCCTGCATGTCACTAACACCAATATCGCTTAACCATGCTTCTTGGTCACCATCACCGCTATTACGGAAGTCATCTTCCATCTCTTGACGTGCTTGATCGTAGGCATATTGATACTCTCTACTGCTGGTATCTGCCATTAATTCATCTACTCGATCTTCGATCATTTCTAATGTTATGACACGAATATCTGCAGCAGCATCGTCACTGTCGGGATCTTCGTTGGGGTTTGCTTCTATCCAGCGAGTGCGTGCTTCATCTTTAACATCAGCACGATCAATTTCACCTTCTAGTCGATCTCGGATAAGGCTATCTAATTCATCAGTGTTGTCGTCTATGTAGCGATTGGCCGCTTCATTGGTCCAGTCTAGGTATTCGTCATACAGTTCACTACGATAACGCTCAGAATCACTACGACTCATGTTACTGAAATCACCGTTGCGGAAGAAGTTAAGAATTTCGTCGATGTCGCGTGCGCTTTCGTTGTATTCGTAATCGTATTCCCATTCGGGTTCGTTGTCACCTGTGCTGGCATCAGGTACACACATTTCAAATTCTACACCAATAAGCATACCATCTGCTTCTGGACTGTTGGCAAATGCTTCTAGGCTAGTTGGACTCATTGATACTTCGTCAATGATCTCTGCTTCTCTTAGGGCTTTTTTTATTTGACTATAACGCATAATAAGTATTTATCGCAAACCGATTTTCATAAAACGATTGTAAGAGTTGTTGTCTACACCTACGAGTTCTATAGTGTCCAATACTAGTGTGGTAGCTAACGGGTAGCGTTGATCAAAAGTTTTAATATCCTGTGCTAGATTGTCTAGATTATCAGGCTGACCATCACGGCCTTGTATGGCCACAACACTACCTGGGGGTACGTTGTCTAACCAATCAGTTTTAGGTATGTCGTTGGTGCTGGTGTTGACAACTAAGATGCGATCACCGCGAAATTTAGTTTGGCAACAATCTTGTGTTACAGCTATGATAGAATCTTCTATGCCCAGTTGACGATTTAATCGCTGTGTCCATTCTGTGTTTTTTGGATCTATATCTATTAGGTAAGCTGTGTCGAACTTAATTTTTTTATATAACAGATATGAGCCCATACTGCCATACCACGAACCTAATACATAGACATTATCAAACTCTGTTAGGTCTAAACGATTGAGTGTAGTTAGTAGCCATAGCTTACCGAGGTTGAGATCTTCAGTGCGACTGCCCTGCGGAGTATCTGGAGAATTTTCAAATAGTTCTATGGCTAACATT